AATGAATTCATTGTAGAGAAAATTCTAATGTCAAGAATATCCTAAATAACTTCTCTTCTTTGTAGTGGTGTCAGCTGCATGAATGGAACGAATGATGCAGAACCGAGAATAACTACCTGAGTGAATGTCTTATAATTCAGTCGAAGAATTTGCTGTTCTAGTACCTTCTGGTAATCACGAGAAGCAGCATCTTGATTTAACATGATACCATCACACCAGATTTCAAAGATGTTTGGCTTTATTCCACGTACTATTTTGTAGTCTTTGGTACCGATAGAAAGTTCTATCTCAACTAAACAACCCTTACCATTAATAGAGTTTACTAGTTGCCCCTTGTTAATACTACGAAAGGGTTTTCCAAATAATGAAAAGCACAATGCATCTAAGATTGTGCTTTTACCCTCACCATTTTTACCAATGATTAAAGTAGTTTGGGATTTGTTTAGGAGAACTTTGTTCGATGAGTTGCCAGTAGATAAAAAATTCTTCCAACTTACACTTTTAAAAACAATCATCAAACAACCTCAATATTAATCGCTTCAGTATATAAACCTCGCATGTATGATTTAACTTTTTCTTTGTCAACATCAGTTTCTATTGAATCAATAAAATTAGAGAGAACAGAAACTGTATCTTCTAAGTTGATGTCTTCATTGATTTCGCCTTCTTGAAATTCAGAAAGATCTTCAATAATCTTAATGTCTGCGCAACCCTTATTATACAACAGTTGCGTGAACTTGTCAAATTTATAGTAGTCAGTTTTGTTAACAACAATTAACTTTACATACTTACCATTTAGATCAAGTGATGTTAAGTCGATTGGTTCAACTTCTTTGTCGTTGTATTCGATTCTCGTGAACATTGTATAAGGATTTTGAATGAATCCAAGTTGTCTGTTCTCGAGATCGAACAGATGAAATCCTCTGGGATCGTTATGGTCTTGCCATGTAAGTTCGTACGGATTTCCGAGATAATAAATGTGGTTATCATTAGAACGATGGTGATAATGCCCAGAGAATACCATATCAAATTTATCGAAAGTTTCTTTAGAAAGTCCTTCATGTGATTCCATTCCCCTATACATTGCGAATCCTGCAATCTCAAAATGCCCCATGCAAAGTGTTGCTGGGGTGTTCTTCATAACATCAATAGACTCTTCATAATTTTCTGCACAAATCCATGGAACCATACAAACATCAAAACCATTTAGATTAATAGTTTTGGGGCTGTCTATCACTTCAATATTATTGTATTGTGTCAGTAACAAATCTGGAGAGTTTACATCATTGGTATTTTTGTAGTATGTATCATGGTTACCAGCCAACATATAAACTGTTATTCCACGTTCTTCTAATTTATCAAAGAACATTTCTTTGGCTCTTTGTAGAGAATAGAAATTTACATATTTACGTCTATCAAAAGTATCACCAAGAATAAGAACAGTATCAATACCAGCTGAGTCGATAGTAGGAAAGAAAGTATTATCATAAAAGTTCTGATAGAAATCTAGAAAAGTAATACTATCATTACGAGCACCGAAGTGTTGGTCTGTAATAATTGCTACTTTCATTCTTCAACTTTCACGATCTCATATACATCATTAATACCCACTTTGGTATTAGAAAACTCCACAGCTTCTGTAAGAGTTTTAAAAATCTTACATACTCTTTGATTGCTCCCAGCCATGTAATATCTTACTTTATACATTAGATAAAACCAACCCTTCTAGATGATGCAGTTGACATACCTTCAGTCTTTTGATTAAAGACTTCAGCAATACTATATGCCTCAGTTTCTTTGCCACGTGGACGAACTGGGATAGTAACACCAAGACGTTTAGCCAAGGTATTTGCTTGTTCAACATTCAGTGTATCGAAAGTTAGAATATCAAAGCAACGACCTGGACGAACCAATGCAGAGTCAACATCACGAATAGATGGGAGATTGGTAGAGAAGATCATCTTCTTACCTTTGGTTGTAACAAGACCATCACCCACATTTAGGAAACGATGCATCATGGTGTTTCCATCAGTGCGAGATTTTAAAAATGCATCAGAGTCTTCAAGAACCATTACGTTGTCATCACTCTCGATAAAGCGAGCAAAGAAACCATCCTTCTCAAGAATCGTAGAATCGTATGAAACGATTGCGGATGAGTTTGTATGTGCTAACAATCCACGAATGAATGTAGTCTTGCCAGTTCCTGGAGGACCAATCAACAGTAGGATATTCGCTGAAGACGCCATGTAGCGTTCATAATATTCACCAAGTGTTTCACCATCTAGAAATGGATACATTTCATCGACTGGGAGACGATCACGATTCAATGGAACATTGACAGAGTTACCTTCGCTACCATAAACCCATTCGATGTGAGATGTTACGATATCAAAGTTAGATTCAACTGTCGCAACAATAGCATCTGCAAAATCTGCATCACCATAAGCACGAACAGAAACAGTATTACTGTTCACATCAAAGCGAATGTAATTGTTTGTATCACGTTCAATGATAAGACCATTAGAGGAATTACCTTGGACATGGAGGTCGTCTTTAAACATTTCCTCTGCCCATTCAGCCCACTGTTCTCGATTGCAGAGAACACTGGTTTCACGATGAATAGTACGTTGGCCAGCTTCAACACGACGCTTCAGGATCTCTGAAGTGATTAAGTCATCAAAGTCACTAACACCGAGAAAGATTTTTTCGTTTGTATTTTCGTTCATAATTTTATTCAATGCAAATTGATTATCGCTTGAATCCCAAGCAAATTTCTTGATAGTTCTTTTATTTACTTTGCTTCTGCGTCTCCGAATCGAAGGAAACTTGCGACTGCTCACTCCCTTGCTCAATTCCGCTATCCAATCCTGTATCGATCGTTCCATCTTTTACCTCATCATCTATAAATGCGTTCAACGTATTTTCCATTTTTCTCTTTGCAACCTTTTCTTTCTTACGATCGATAAAGTCATCAAAGGTATGATTGTTCTGCATAAAATCTAAATAAGCATTCTTAAATTCACCTGTCTCATCTTGCTCTTGTAACTCGAACATCTCGAATGGCATGTCCTGAATCAACTTACCTTTAATGTAAGACTGTTTCTTTTCCTTGGCAATCCTACGAAGAAATGCATAGTAGATAATCTGTGTAAAATATGCGAAAGGATTATTGGATTTTGCAGGATCAAAGTTATTAATATATTGCAGACAATTTTCTATACCATCCGAGATCATTTCATCTCGATAAGAGTAGTTTAGAAAGTTAGGTTTGTATGATAAGTGCGTTGCTATCTTTAGAATGCACTCACCAATATAATTGCTTACTTGGGGTGTTGGGAGATTGTTTTCTTTTGCATGTTGATATTTTTGTCGCATCTCAACAATTGCTGCGAGAAAATCTGCGTTGTTTACGTAGTGAGCCATAGCATTTCTTTTATCCTTTAATTCAAACTACACATAGTATACATCATCGATGACAGAAAGACAAATATATTTTTATTACAATTTAGATTTGCTTTTATAGTTGACTTGAGACATAATCACTGTGTTAGGGTTGATGACTACTAATGTTTAGTCTCGTTACCATCTATGTAAGTACTTGGTATCGAAGTATCTTCAACTTCTTCCTCTTCTTCTCCAGCTATACCTACCAACATAGCGATTCTTTTCTTGGCTTCCCTAGAACTAATAAATGGTTCTTCCTGTTCAGGCTTTTCGATTCGCCAATCATTGCTATGTTGGGCAACAATACGTCTATAATGAGGGATCATCATTTCGTGTAGACGTTTGATAAACATTACGTTTTTCTTTTCTATAGAAAAAGATGTATCATCTGTGAATTGGCAATATGGATGCGCAGTGATATGTTCTCTCCCCTCACCAACTATTGGTGTAGTTCTTATAGTCATTGGACTACCAAGTTGCACATACTTATCATCTTCTTCTTCGAGGACAGCCATGACCTGTTCCCCATTGGTTAACTTTATAACAACATAGACATCTTTGTCTGTTAGCATAAGTCTACCTCTACTATTTTTGTTTTAAATTGTTCTTCTGCATACGTTTTGTATCTTTCTGCAGCATGATTTAAAGTATGATTCTTCCAAGACTTCCAATGAAGATCGTCTGCAAGATCAAATAGATTACAAGAAGTCTTACCTTCTTTTAAACGTAACCCACGACCAATCGATTGCAGGTTACGAATCTTTGATTTAGATGGAGACGCAAAAATTACATTCTCCAATGATGGGATATTAATTCCAGTACTAAAAGTACCAAAAGAAGCAATGATAATGGCGTCACTTTCCCCCTCTGTAATATGACGGATTGCTTCTCGATCAGTGGTTTCAGTACCACCGTAGACAAAGAAAACTTTTCTTTTATCATGCACTTTATTTTTAATAAGTTCGTATAGGACTTTGCCATGCTTTTCAACGTATTGAAAAAGAACGAGCGTATTACCTTTAGAATTTACTGCCAAGTTTCGAATAAACTTATTTCTTGGTTCACAAGATACAAGCCAATCCATTTCTTCTTGGTACGTATTGTTTTTTCGCCCTTTACGAATCTCTTCATTGTACTTCAGTATTACACACATTATATTTAGGGTAGACAACCTTCCAGAATCCATGAGTGCTTTAGTTGTAGTGACTCTATGTATTGGACCAAAGACACCTTCAAGAACTAATTTATGAATTTTCTTATTGTCAAGTGTTCCAGTTGTACCAATACGATACTTGACTGTATCCATCTTTTCCATAACCCCTGTAAGAGATTTGGCTTTAAATTGGTGAGCCTCATCACCAAAGATAACATCGAATTGTTTGAACCAAGATTTTGGTTGTAGATAGACTGATTGCCAAGTTGTTACTAAAACATCTTTGGTAAAGTCTTTAGTGAAACCGCTGTAAAGTTTTTGACAATGAACTTTTGTTTCCCATCCATTTGCAGATGAGTAATCTTCAAAGTCTGTGTACAGTTGCTCAACAAGAGATGTTGTTGGAACTATAATGATACACTTACGATTATTTTCTAAATGCCATCGTAAGATAGAATAGATTATTAACGATTTCCCTGAAGCAGTCGGCGATAAGAGTAGTACTCTGTCACTAGCAATTGCTTTATGGATAGCATCGCACTGGTAGTCTCTGACTGTGATCGCTTCGTTTCTTGATTGTGGATTGAGTGTTTCGACCCATCGCTCAATGTCACTGTATACGATATCATTTTGTAAGAAGTGTTCAGGTTTGACATATTGTAGTTCATAATTATTCCTTTCGGCAAATTCTTGTACATAAGAAACAAGACCAACATAAAGAGTTTTTCTTACTGCATCATACAAACGCACTTTACCATCCCACAATCTTGCTCGATATTGTGGTGTAAATCTAGCACCTGGATATTCGTATGTGAAGAAGTCTACTAATTCTTGTTCAATGCTAGGATCAGAAAAGACACGAACATAGACTTCATCAAGTTTTTCAATTTTAATCATTACCATACTGCATTAAATACGCAGGTTATTCTACTATTAGACTTATTTAAAGGGACTTGGTGTTGCATCCACGATGGCCATATTAACATCAACCCATCTTTTGGCGGTACTGTATATTTTGTTAAATCTACAGTGTCATCTATATTTTTAATATACACATAATCTCTGTGTGGACTTCTATCATGAAAAATAATTGGAGCAGAATTATCAGGAACTTTTAGATATAATATTCCAGAAAGAATACAATTTGGATGACAATGTTCATCATGATGATCATTAACATCCATTTCACTAAAAAATAACTCTATAACGATAGACTTTGGCACAACTTTGTGTTGAGATTGTAAATATTCAGAACACATATCATATATGCGTTTTTTTATAAATTTTAAATTATTATCTCGCATCGCATAATCATTACCATATGTGTTTTTATAATTCCAGGTATATGTTAATCTAGTTTCTTGCGCAAGGTATTCATTTGCAAATGGCAAAATTTTATCTGTAAATTGCTTATCTACATTATACCCAATTATAGAAGGAAATATATTAACAAAGTTCATTATCACATCCCAGCAAGAAACTTCTTCCATTCAACAGCAGTTTTAATTTGCCAGTCTCTTGCTTTAATTTGACCAAGGACTGACTCAAGAAAATAAATCATCGTTTCGAGATAATCTATCTTTACCTTCAAAGTATTTAGTTCGGTGTCACCTGAGAGAAATTCATCCATCTCATTCTTCAATGGTTTAACACCCTGCCATTGTTCCCAACCAAGTTGTGTTAATTCGTCACGTGATAGTTCACCACGATACAAACGAAATTTATTTTTACGGAGAATGTTACAATCAGAACTAAACTTAGTGTGTTTTAGTTTGACATTGACAAGTAATTTTAAATACTTAGCGTGAAGTTTGGGGGTAGCGGTAGTGGTTTCACCAAGATAGTTATCATCTATTTGGCAATCAACATCCCACATCTCTTGTAGTTGTTCTATATTCATAATATCCTCAAGTTATATACTGCACATTATATCGCAGTATTACAAAAAAATCAAATTTGTCTTACAAGAATCTATACCAACCGAATTTAAATGTTGCAGAACCAACTAGGTAATTCACATCATCGTTTGTAGATGCAAACGAAAGAGATTCAAGTGTTGTGGTAAACACATCAAAGAATTGGATACTTTGTATTGGATTATTTGAACTGTCTAAAATTTGTAGAACAGCATCAGAATAGTTCTTTGCCAATTCACCATATGCAGTAGTGTCCCCTGCCTGACCAGTAACATACTGATCATAACTTTCTGGGAAACCAAGAGCAACAATCCAATTGTAGATGATTCTATAATTAGTCATATTTTCATCAACCATAAAGTTAATGGTTAATTGATCATACGATAGAGTATCACCTGGAACTGGTTGTGTGGAGAATGGAGTGGCAAATGTAGGTTCACCCAACGTGATTCCTGGAAGGTTTACATTCTGTGCAAAGAATGTGACATCAGGTATTTTGTTGACAGCAAACTTAAACCCATTGGGAGACAATGGATTGATATTGGCAGGTATAGATGTATTTGGCATATAATTATTTAGGAAGAAAAAAAAGGGGAACCGAAGTCCC